CGTCCTGTACGTTCTAAGTGATCATTGTCACGAGAGTCAGGTTGACTCCCACGCAACAAGCACTTAAGTAAGGCAAACTCCTCATCTACAAGAGATAGAGGAGGCTGGGCCCTAATGGTGTAACCCTTGACTAAGGGTCGCATCATAGTGAAAGGACCTTCAGTCCTCTGAGTTTCATAACCCAGAAAACTGTGTCTGCCTAGCACTGAGCTGGTCTCCGCGACAGTTGGAAATGGAATTAACTTCCTAATTTCCTTGTCGAGGTAAGACGCTACATCCCAGAATCCCTTCTTATAGAAGCGATTCCGGAGTGCAATCGTCGAGATCAACTCAGTAACGCACTCCTTTCCGGAGGGGAATTCTGTTTTGACACGGACAGGTGTTACGTCCACGCCATCATAAAAGTCCCCACCGCAAGACTCTCTGAACTTACCAGTCCAGAAACTCTTGTCGCTATTTACTCTTAGACCGAAATCTTCGAGTCGAGCGATGATCGGATGCACATAGTCTACAGGGATGATAATATCATCTCCGTAGACACGTACCTGCCCTCGGAAAGCTTTAATAGCTTTGCGAGTGAGAGGTTGCTTAAGCTCATCTTGGATCCCCAGAAACACTATGGTCAAGAAGACCATAGCCTCTATAGGGAAACATAGAGCTGAACCCATAGACGCGAACTTGGCTAGGCGTATAACGCCATGACCAGGTACGTCAGCCTTCCGGCTCCTACACGCGTCAACCCCTTCTGCGAAGTTGGGGGAGACACTTAATAGGGACCGTACGAGCTGATTGGAAACGCGATCGGATGCCTCACTCAAATCGAGTGTAGCAAGGGATCCATCAATGGATCCCCTCCGGGCCATATCCTGATTAAGGGATTGGTCTCGGAAACCGATGAACCCTCGAGTCATGTCATTAGACTCAAGGAGTTCAACCAGGGGAATCATCATACTCTGCTGGACATACTGCATAGCAGTAGGCTCAACAGCGATGATCCTGGGCGTTTTCATCGTTTTAGGAACTGTGATCACCTTGACGGGGATCTCAGCAACAGGTTCATGGAAGTCAACTTGGTCCAACATATAGTTGTAACGCCAGTTTGGAATACAGTACTCCCCGTAAGGGAATACTGATTCAAGCCGGGTTGGCCAACTGAACTGATAAAATTTTGAGTTACCTCTTAATTTGTCAGCAGTTGCGCCTGGACCATGCTTTGGTACGAGTCCGCTGTCATAGACCAAACGGTCCATAACAGTTAAGACATCGCCAAACAGCAAAGTTGCAATACGAACAAACTCGTCAACCATTACTGGAAAACGGGTAAATTCGGATTCAGCTTCTCTGACTTCCAATTCACACTGAAGATACTTACGTATCGCTGAGTCGACGCGCTCTTGCGTGCACGGCAACTCAATCTTCTTATACAACAGACAAATCTGTCGTATAGCGAAGATCGCATCGATATTTGGGTTCTCCAGTAAGCAACCACTTGCACGGTTAAAGATGAGATCGAGAAAACCTCCGAGAAATCGGGGGAGCTCTCCATTCTTCGCAAAACCTACGAAGAATGCTGGACTGACCTTCTTTTGCGACAAACTTTTTTGGAAGTCGTCACAGAAGTTGGGCAAGGTTATCGTTAAAAACGAGAACCCCTCATCCTTAATTCGCTTGTCAATAGTTTTTCTATCGGCAAGGGTGTCTGTGCAGCACCAGGTCCCGAAATGTTCCAGGACCCTAACTGTGAGCAAATTCTGGCTTTTCATCCTTTCCTCCTTTTTATGGGGGTAAAGGAATCCATAGCCATAGCATGTTCCACAGTTTCTGTGTTTTAGCCACCGAATCTCAATTGATAAAGCGTGACCACAACGACAAGGATTAGAGATACTAGAGATTTTTGTCTAGTATCCATGTTCTTGTCGTCAAGGATCTTACGCAAACAATGAAGAAAACTGCGCCTGTCCATAAGACAGGAAGCATCTACCGTGATCGGAATTTCTTCCGTTACTGGTAGTTGGGGCTCCTCATGAAGGGGAGACTCAGGATTCACCATTGATCATCTTGATGAGATTCGCATTCGACGACGCTGTAAGCCAGGTGATGAGCCCGGCAGCAACGTCTTTGACTTCGGTAACCGTGTAACCGGTACTCGGAAGATCCATATTCACAAAAATCGAAAGTGAATAGGGAGTATTCTGAGCCGGAAACAGGGGATCCGGAGCCACCTTCGAATGATCGAGGCGAACTGCCCGACGAACACGCCTACCATAGGTGTGATTGCTGGACAAAGAGATAGTGCGATCGTCCTTCTTGAAGGACCCCGCGTTATCTCCGCTGCTCACGCGGTTAAGCGTGTGCGGCGTAGCCGTGATAGTGACTGTCTGTGGATCTGAGTATGCCATGGCATGCTCCTTTCCCTACGAGATTTTCTCGTAGAGTTGTCAGCTGATAATTAATCAGCTGGGATGGTTACAGTGCGCTACCGTTACTTACAGTAGCTTTGGCGCGCGTGCTATTCCAAGCGCGACAAGGATGGCCCACTGAGAGGTATTTAAGCCTCCAGTAGAAAGGCCAAACCCATAGGGTGTTGCTTTCAAACGTTGTTTGGTGACAGAACCTGCACCAATTGACGTTGAAATAGAGCCATATCCGGGGATAAGCCCTGTCCACGTCCATTCATCCGTGACTTTTTCTTCACGCATGATATAGCCGTATCGCAACAACAGATTGTCCTGACTAAAATACGAAACATTGGTCATAACATCACCAATGTTGGCAAAGTAGTCGGCAACCCAACTCCATGGCGTTAAGTTCCACAAGACCTCGGGCGTAAGCTCGAGACCCAAAAGGTGATCCGCTTTACGGGCAAT